AAGGTCGTACAGACCAGGATAAAACTGGTACTGCGTAAAAGCTGACAGTGCAGAATACTCGCCGTCTAAATACTTGTAGCGATAAGCAAAACTGAACATTCTGTCACGAACAGAATTATCTACATCCGTAGATAGATTGTAGGGAACAACACTAGGTGCTTTCCTTGGAGGTTTCTTGTATAGATTGATGTCATCTTCCTCAAAATTACTAACACCATATGCCTTAGCTCTTTCAATATTGATGCAACGAGGTGGATTTAAATCATCCGTAAATGCTAAAAGATAACGGTCGTTCTCTTTGTTATAGATGACATTAGCTCCAGTAATCTTGTAATCCTTACTGAAACCCAATACCTGTTGATTACCCGTACGTGTATCACGCAAGACAGTTGTGGTAACGTCATTCTTGTTATCATACTCGTATATCGCTGAAGCACCAAGGTCATCAACGACAAACCAATAAAGCTTCTCGTTAGCCTCATCTGAAACAGAACCGATACATACAGGGTTGTTTGCAGTAGAAATAGAAGTGAGCTTGGTATTACCTTTCTCATTTTCTATTGCACCTACTTCAGTACCCGATGAATTGCTCACTCGGATGTTAAGGGCATCAATGTATTCTCCATCAGGAACAAGGCGCTCATCGAGGTCCTTGTTCATTTTACCCTTTGTAAACAGGTTTTTTATCTCCATACTACTTAATCCACTTATCTCTTCCTCTCAATATCTGCGTCAATTCATGAAGCTTAATTGAGTTGAGACGGATTTTTAGATTTCTTAATGATGCGCTTGCTTGCTTCTTAACTCTTCTTACGATGTACTCTTGAACATTATACTTTGCAGATAAAATTTGAGACTGCAAATAATCGTACATAAACTGCTCAGCAAGCTTATGAACCTTAATCTCATTATCAGCAAGAGAATACATACCGTCCGATACATATTCAATTACAATGGTTGAGCCCGCAAGAGTTGAGTTAAACATAACAAACCCTTGATTTTTATCAATGTGATACATGCCGTTGAAGTTTCCGCTTTTGGTATCCATACCAAAACGCTTACCTAAAAGGTATTTATCTGGAGCCTGCAAGTTGCCCGGCTCATTGTCTTTCCAATTAGTTTCTATAACAGGCGTACCTGTTAAAGCATTTCCATTAGCATCCACTAAAATATCAGCAGTTTGTGTGTTGTCTTGCAAATATGCTATAGGTGATGAAGCATCAAAATTTTGCATAATAGGATGTACTACACCATCTGAACCGACAAATCCTACCTTAACCAGACTGACAAAGTCGTGAGGTAAAGGAGTCTTTAAAGTCTCGGGAACGTCAACTTCATACCCTACAATCTCTCGTAGTGCATCGTAGTGAACTTCCTGCAAACCTCTTTTTGCGTGAAAGATAACTTCATTGCGGTCTATTTTGTTAATCACCTTGTCGTCACCAACATAGGTCAACAAGAAGTTATTTACGATGTCTTCCAATAACATATACTGGTAAGTACCCCAGTTCTCATTTTTGGGTGTATTACCATTGTTTAGGTAGTATTCGTTTTGCGTTATGTTTACTCCAACCTTTGCCATTTATTATAAGTTTTCTTCTTGGAAGTCTTTTTGAGCCATCGTATTTGATGCTTGTACAATATCTGCTTCTCGGATATTTAATCCAGCAAGACCACAAATCTTAACTACCAACTCGGTTTCATCTGCAGGCGGTATCTCAAAATCAGTACTTGAGTCAGGATTATATACTGGGTCACCACCTATAGTATTGTAACCCCAATGAGGGTCTAGTGGCTTACGAATATAATTCATCTTCAAAGGCGTTTCAACACCCTGCGGAAGTGTAGCTGTATAACTGATAGAAGTGGGGCGCACAAATAGCTTCTGAGCCTCTCTTTTGTAAACGGGGTATGTAGTGCTAGGCGCAGTCAAGTTACTGCTTAGAAGCATATCAAACTTGTGTTTCTGAACCTCTTGAACTACACGACCACCATAGGTCACATTAATAAGCTTGTAAAAATCTGCTGGCACAGAAAAGAAATCGTCATCTCCACCAACGCTCACTGGACCTACATCAGTATACTCTAGAGTAGCACTCTTTGTGAAAATATCAATCTTATTCTGAATATGCATAGGGCTATCTCCATAACTCAATGCTTTTTTACGTGCGTTCATAGAAGCTATGGCACGAGCATAGTCAGCAAAATACCCTTCAAAAATCTCTAATTGAGCTTGCTTAGCGAAGTAATCGTATTCTGTTGGAGTAAGATACCCTCGATTATCCTTGTTCAACAAGAACATAACCGTGTTTCGTACACTGTTTATCATAAGATATATTTTAAACAAAAATACAAAAAAAAAGAGGCCGCGTTTTGCGACCTCTCTTTCACCCATGAGTAGTGGGTTAACATTTGCAGACTATAGCAAGTTGGTAATTTTTTGCATAACATCCAAACCTTCATCGGTTTTAAAGAATGATGCTAATGCACTATATACATTCTCTCCATATGGAGCGACAATTACCTTTTGACGCTTATCGTTTGCCCAAACAACCGTTCTTTGGTCGTCTTTTATATGTAATATGTTCATCTCTACAGCACGAACAGCTACATTACGCAGCTTAATATTTTCGTCATCAAGTAGATTAAACATTTCTGCAGGGTTTTGCTTAGCCCATATTAACATATCTCTCTTGAGTTCTGTCGAGGTCATCTCAGATACATTAACACGCTGATTCTTAAGTGCCACACGAGCAACAGCCTCAAGCTCTTCAATGCCCATATTTCTAACTGCAATCTGTGCTTCAAGCTCAGTATTCATTTGCTCGTAAGCATCTTTAGCTTCAGCTTGCTTATCAAGAATAGTAAATCGATTGTTGAACTGCGGATGAATCATTAAGAACTTCTGAAGAGCGATATCTTGAGGCTGGACAATCAATGTTCCATTCTCAAAAACAACAGGCTCCAGAGTTGCATATCCATCTTGTTCATCAAGAAATGGAGAGGTTTGATTTGAAGCATAGCGTAATGCTCTGTTTACTCTACCATCAAAATATGTTAAGGGCTTCCGTGTACTATGCTTCGTTTGAACCATATGTCGGATTGGATTTCTCTTACCTGTGAGAATAAATACCCGTTGTTTGATTTCTAGGTCGGGTAATACACCTTCATAGCCGTATAAGGCTGATTTTTTAGCTGCCATTTTATTTAAGATTTAATTAAATTATAAAAAGAATCCCCCCGCCCGAAAGCGAGGGGTTCCTTAAGGTTTATCTTATTCGAATAAGATGAAGTTGTTTGCACCCATAACACACAATGCACGCTCAGATAGGAAGTGTACTTCCATAGCGTCTTTGTCACTGTTAGATGCGCCACCAGCAGAACCAACTACCCATGACTTGTACTTACGGTCTTCCATAGGAGACTGACGGTAACGTACGTGCAAGAATGGACGCTTAGCGTTCTCACCCAAGATTTGGTCGTATACCGTAGTAGTTCCTGCAGGAATTACCAAACCGTCAATAGTACTAGCACCACCGCGTGTGGTTGCATCGTTCAAGTATTTCCAGTCAGTCTTGTAGAAGTCGTAACCAATACGGAAACCAGTGAACCCAAGGTTCAATGCCATATCCTCATCGTTATCAAACAATCCGTAAGAGCTTGTAGAAGCACCACTATTGTTTTGAGCAGCCAACACACGGTCGATGTCAAAGCTAGTAGCACGATTAACAAACATTACATTCTCTTGGATTGCACCTTCCTTATCAAGTACTTTAGCCAAAGCCTCAAGGTCATCACGGTCGTCGATAGTACCTGAAGTAGTGTTACCACCTTGCTGTACTTCGTAGAACAAACCTTTTGTTCCTTTGTATTGACCACTAGCAGCTGTACCTAATGCAGCAACACCAGAACCAGAAGCAGCAGGCTCGCCTTCAACCATAGACATTTCCAAGTAGTCTTCGAAACGTAAACGAGTTTCGTGCTCAGACTTCAAGTACCATAAGTAACCGCTTGCGCCGTTCTCAGTAGTAACTTCAACCCAACCTACGTGAGCCATCTCAGAACCAGATACTTCGTACTTGTCTTTGATGATGATAGGATTGTTTTCTTTGCTCTCGAAGCTAGCTTCCAAAGAACCTTCCATTCCACGGCTACCCTTGTTGAACTCAGAACCATATACGAACAACTCAACAGTATCGTTGTCAGTAAAGTCAGTCAACGTTGTAGTCAATTCCGCACGGTCGTAAGGCTCAACAGTGATAGAGTTATCAGCAACCGCTGTAATAAGAGCTTTTAGCTCTTTTCCTTCACGTCCACTTTGTGTGTTGATAACAACGATAGTTTGGTTAACACGGAAATCGTGTCCAACCATACCCGCTCCATCAATACCGTTAGTACCATCGATAGTACCTGTAGCACGAACGTGTAGACGACCTTGCTCACTCCACTTGATTAAGTCAGAAGTACAAGGTAATTCTGCACCAACCATACGCAAGAAAGAAGATACAGAACGGTTTCCGTAACGCTCAAATTCTTTTTCGTATAAGTCCGGTAAGTACTGCTGTGCAAAAGTGTAGTCAGCAGAAGACATGTAATTTTCGTTTGACAACACCTTGTTTGGTGCTGGAGTAAACGAAGTGCTACCACCAATAGTGTTAGCAGAGAAATTAATACTTTGCGCCATTTTCTT